CCTAGCTTGTAAGATGGCGATTGAGGACTTTTATAAAAAATCAATTTAATTTACTACTTTTGAGTTAAAATCACACAGAATGAAAAAGACAATCACAATTTTATCAGCACTTCTTTTAATGGGGAGTTGCTCAAAGGAAAAACAATGCGGATCGGTTTATGGTAGTATTGATGTTTACTCAGATAAATATGGATATGTTAATATTACAGGTAACGATTTTAACCGATGGTACTACATCAATAAAAATGCTTGGGTTCGGGTTAACTTAATTTCTGGAACGTATCAAATGAAACGAAACGAAACAAACGAAATAGATACCTTTAAAGTTGGTGCGTGTGAAATTGTGAGTTTAATTTATTGAAAATGGGTAGGCCAAGTAAATTTACGCAAGAGTTAGCAGATAAGATTTGCGAAACTATATCTACGTCAAGCAAAGGACTTCGTGCAGTATGTGTTGAAAATGAAATAGATACATCAACTTTACTTAAATGGTTAAGTGAAAATGAGGCTTTTTCCATACAGTACACGCGCGCGAAGGAATTACAGGCCGATTACCTTGTAGAAGAGATGTTGTCAATAGCAGATGAAACGTCAAACGATACCATAGCAACCGAATTTGGAGAAAAGGAAAATAAAGAATGGGTTAACAGGTCAAGATTAAAGTGCGATACACGTAAATGGATAGCCTCAAAACTTGCACCTAAAAAGTACAGCGATAAAATAGACGTTACCAGCAAAGGCGAACAAATATCAGCTCCAATTATAATCGAATGGAATGGATGCAATTCGGATTCAGCCGACAGCTAAACAAATCGAAGCACACAAGCTACTAAATGATAACACTTTTGTTTTATATGGAGGTGCGATTCGTGGAGCAAAATCGTATTGGGGATGCTTAGAAATTATAACATTCTGTTTTAAATATCCTAAAAGTAGATGGGCGCTAATTCGTGAAAGTTGGGGCAATATTGAGGGTAAACTATTAGTAACTTTTACTGAAAATTTTTTAGATAAAGGGTTTAGCCAATACGTTAAAGAGTTTAATAAAAACACATGGACGTTAACATGGTCAAATGGTAGTCAAATTGTTTTTATGGCCGAATCTTACAATTCAGATAAAGAGTTGAATAGATTTAGAGGCTTAGAGATAAATGGTGCTTTTATTGACGAAATTAACGAAATACAAGAAGTTACTTTCGATAAAATTATTGAGCGTTCCGGTTCTTGGTTTCATTCCAAAGATTGCCCCACTAAAATACTAGCTTCGTGCAATCCAACACATGGATGGGTTAAAGAGCGTTTTTATGACAAATGGAAAAATAATGAGTTGCAGGAAAACATGGCCTACATTCAGGCTACTATTTACGATAACCCATATATCCCCGCGCCTTACTTAGAATCATTAAAACTATTACCTAGATACCAATACGAGGTGTTTGTTAATGGTAACTGGGATTTGCAGTTGAAAACGGGAGGGGAGTTTTACAAGTGTTTCGAGCTTGATAAGCACGTTGGACAAGTGAAATATAACCCTAATTTGCCATTGCATATAAGTTGGGATGATAACGTTAACCCTTATTTACCTTGTGGAATATTTCAAATAGAGGGCAAAGAATTAAGAATGATTGACGAGATAGCTGGTATAAGTCCAAATAATACCGTAAAATCAGTTTGTAATGAGATAATAAGGCGATACGGTAGCCATACATCGGGGATGTTTATTTATGGTGATGCAACGGCAGAAAAGGAAGATACAAAGATGGAAAAAGGATATTCTTTTTACCGATTAATCATTGATAACTTAAAGCAATTTAAGCCAAATAATAGGGTTTTACGTTCAAATCCATCGGTAGTAATGCGTGGTAATTGGATAAATACGGTACTAGAAAAAGAAATAGGTGGAGTTAAAATGATATTTGATGAAAGTTGCAAGAAGGCAATTAATGACTTTGTAATGACGAAAGAAGATGCGGACGGCACTAAGCACAAAGAACAAGAAACCGACCCAAAAACAAAGGTGCGATCACAAAAGTACGGCCACTTTTCCGATTTAACAGATTATATAATGGTTACAGCCTTCGCCAACGAGTTCGCAAAGTATCAAGCTGGTGATGTGGTGAGCAATATTTCATACGGTAAAAATAGTTTATCGAAAAATAGATATTAATTATTAATTTTGCAACATGGCATACCTAATACATAACGACTACATTAAGCAGATACAAGAAGTTCAACTGCAACAATTAGCTACCAATGATGAACGTGTGTTAATGGCCACACAGCTATCAGCACAGGCCGAAGCGATTAGTTACCTCCGTCAAAAGTACGATGTCACTAAAGAATTTTCCGACACTACTCAATGGAATGGTGCGAATACCTACAATGCAAACGACCGTGTTTATATTAATGCAGATGCCTATGTAACATCTACTACATACGCTGTTGACGATTATGTTGTTAACGGAGGTAATGTTTATAAGTGCAACGCAATAACAACGGGCGTTTTTGATGCTAGTAAATGGGATTTGATAGGCGCTCAATACGAGTTGTTTTACGCTAAATACCCAGTGCCGTTATTCAATGTTTACAATACATACCTAGTTGATGACGAGGTTATTTGGCAAAACAAAAAGTATAAGTGTAAGATTCAAACGCAATCGATTAGCCACGATACGGCTATCCAATACCATTTGTATAGTAATTTACCATTACAAAACGTTTTTCCTAATGACAGCGTATCCGGTGATAGATATTGGACTTTTGTTTCCGATTACACCGTTCCCGCTAATACCGATATTTTAGATACCGATTTTTGGACAAATGGCGATAACCGTGACCAGCAAATGTTGCTTTATTTTATAGATATTGCACTTTATCATTTACACAGTCGTATTTCACCTAGAAATATTCCACAACTAAGAATAGACCGTTACCATAGTGCTATTGATTGGTTAAAAATGTGCGGTAAGGGTGAAGTAACGCCTAATTTACCATTGATACAGCCTAAGAGTGGTGCAAGGATTCGATTTGGCGGGGCAATTAAAAATATAAACAGCTACTAAATGGCAAACCGATTTATAAACCTATTTCAGAACGCATTTGCACCAACGGTAAGAGATTTACCTGCTAAGAACTCGGAGCGTGATTTGCGCAACTATATATCGCCTGTACAGCTACAACGTTTAAGACATGATGTGGCCATGTGGCGTGAGTGCATACAGGAAGCTGAATTAGCGTATTTCCCGCACCGTGTTAAGATGCAACGAATGTACCTAGACACCGTATTTAACGGCCACACTTATGCTTGTATCAAAAGAAGAAAGCAGTTAACGCTACTTAGGGAATGGGAGTTTATCAATAAAGAAGGCGAGGAGAGTGAAAAAAATGAAGAGATATTAAACAAAAAATGGTTTTCTGAATTATTAGACTACATTTTGGATGCCCGTTTCTTTGGCTATTCATTGATTGCACTTGGCGATATTACAGACGGGAATTTCAATGATTTATCTATTGTTAAACGTGCTAACATATCGCCCGACCGATTAACCGTTAATCACCTCGTTTATGCGCTAAGTGGTGCTGATTTCTTGGAAGAGCCGTACAAAGACTGGCACGTTTGGGTTCCTACAACCTCCGACAATGGTATATCTAAGTGCGGTTATGGGTTACTATACCAAGTGGCGCTATATGAAATCATTTGCCGTAATTTACTAGGCGCTAATGCCGATGCTGCGGAGTTATACGGTATGCCCGTTCGTGTTGGAACTACCACCAAGACCGATGAATTAGAACGTGCGGAGTATGCAAGCGCATTGGCCAACATGGCAAGTAGTGGATGGATTTTGAAGGATGCAATGGATGAACTTGAGTTGCTAGAATCAAAAGGCAACGGACAAGGGTTTAAAATCTATGCCGATTTAGAGCAACGATGCGAAAAGAAAATTAGTAAAATTATTTTAGGCCATGCCGATGCGTTGGATAGCATATCGGGTAAACTTGGAGGCGGTCAAGGTGAGGATTCGCCAACATCACAAGCGTTAAGAGATGTGCAAACGGAAGACGGTGCATTTGTTGAAGACCTTATCAACAATGTTGTTATTCCTAAGTTGATAAATTTAGGGTTAAAAATAGATGCTAATTATAAATTCTGTTTTACTAACAATGAAGAAAAGGAAAGGGATGAAAAGGAGCGTATTACTACTAACAAAGCCATTGCCGATATTGCATTGACAATGAAAAACGCAGGATTAGAAATGGATGCGAAATACTTTGAAGAACAAACGGGTATTCCTGCAACTAAGTCAATGGCGATAGAAACAAAACCATTCACTGACAGCATAAAAAACAAGTTGGCTAAAATTTATAAATGATAAGCGTAAAGTATCTAGTAAGCAGGTGTTACAGCGACCAAGATTATAGCAAATTAATCGCTGACAGTTGCCACCGATACATACTAGGCGAAATAACCGACAAAGAACTAGCGATAATACAATTAGCGATACAGAAACAAATACAAAGCCAATGACAAACGAAGTACTATGTGAAATGCTACACAAAAAAAACGCTTTAATGTATTTTTTGGATGGCGTGAATAGGGGCATCACATTTAGGAATGATGGCAGTAAAAAAAAGAATTTACGGTATCTTCAAAAGCATTTAGAACAAGTTAAAACGATAACAGAAGAGCAGTGGAATACAGCGACAAGCAAATAGAGCGTTTAATAGATGGAATATATGCTGGCGATATTACAGTTGAGAATATGCCAGATAGTCTATACTATGCCATTGCTGACTACTTAAAAAAGTCACTTTACGAAGGCTTCGGAGGTTCTTTAGTTGACTTTAGTGGTAAACCATTGGAACTATTAACCGAACTTAGGGAAAATATTTATCTATTCAGTGGCGCTAAAACCTATCAAACGGTTAAGGCAATGGAGTCCATGCTCACAGAAGATGGAGAAAAGCGAAGTTTCAAAGACTTTAAAGAGTTTGCTCGGAATGAATACGATTTATTTAATGTTACATGGGCAAAAACAGAGTACGATACGGCAGTAGGACAAGGGCAAAACGCTTATTTGTGGAGTAAAATAGAAGGCGATAAAGATGTATTGCCATTGCTTCAATATACTGCGGTTATGGATGCCAACACCTCCGATATTTGCGCTCCGCTAGATGGCATTATCAAGCCTGTTGACGATCCGTTTTGGGATGTGTTTATGCCATTAAACCATTATAACTGCCGATGTTCTGTTCTACAATTAAGCGAAGGTGAAATAAGCAAGGATATAATAGCCGAAACGAAGCAAGTGGCCGAAAATATGAATGATTCATTTAAAAACAACGTTGGTAAGGATGGCATGGTATTTCCAAAAGACCATCCATATTTTGATGTTGCACCCGAAGATAAAAAACTAGCAAAAGAAAATTTTGGTTTCGATATACCTGAAAAAGATTAAATTTGTAGCATGGCAGATAGTTTCAATTTTCAACGAGTAATAGCAAACTTGGATAAGGTTAAAAATACCTTACCGAAAGTATTGGCTAATGAAACAAAGAACTATTTTGTAGGTGAGTTTAATAATCAGCAATGGAATGGGCAAAAGTGGAAACCTAGTAAGCGCCAAGAAAACCCTAAAAAAACAAGAGATACTGCCGCAACATTAGTACAATCGGGAACGCTTCGCAGGGCAGTTATAAACAGCTTACAAAGTGCAACATTTGAAAAGATTTATTTCGAGGTTAAAGATGTTGATTATGCAAAGGTGCATAACGATGGGTTAAGAGCAGGGCGAGGGGCAGGTTTTCAGATGCCTAAACGTCAATTCATGGGGCAGACTAGAAAGTTGGGAGATATTCAAAGGTCGGTAATTGATAAAACAATCGATAAGATATGGCAAGGTTAAAAGGCGTTTTTCAAGAGGTTTTGGCATACATATCCGAGAATACATCGATTGAATATACTCGTGTATGGAATGACCAGTTAAACCTAATGGAAAGGGGAGAAATATACTCGTTTCCTAATCTTGCTTGTTTCTTAGAAATTGACTTGCAAAAAAGTTCGTTAAGTAGCGGTATTGTAGGAGGTGACATCGTTATGCGTTTCCATTTGGTGCATACCGAACTCGATGCAGGGGATGGCACAATGGAGCAAAATTTAACCGTATTTGGTTATCGAGATGAATTGATAGACAAATTAATGTATCATGAGTTTTTAGGGTGTTCTGGTTTACAGTTAGTAGGGGAACGCCCCGACTATACACATTCAAATGTTTATCACTACATACTAGAGTTTAACTGTTCTTACATTGACGATGCTGGGGATGTAACGAAGACTCAAATATTAAAAGACCCACCAACAGACTTACAAGTTAACGCAACAATAGTAACAACGATATGAGCAGAACAATAGAACAAATACAGGCTGACATAATCACCAACATAACCAACACTCCTGAACTAAGCTATGTTGACGAAAATAACATTACCCGGAACATTACATATAACACATCAAAGCGCAGTAAGTGGCGTTTATGGACTTATGTTGTATCGGTAGCCATTGCTATACATGAGCAGATAATAGACTTATATATCGCTACTATTGAAAAGTTACTGGCCATGACATCGGCCGCATCGCCATTATGGGTGCAGGACAAAATGTTTAAGTTTCAGTATAGCGTAACCGACCCGCAAGTGATTCAGTTAATTGATACCGTTCCGCAATATCCAGTAGTTGACCCGACTAAAAGAATT